CAGGCATTTCAATAATAGATCCTGCACCTGCACTAGCTTCTACATTAGGTGTCTTTACAAGGCTAGGGTGATTAGACAATCTAATTAACTGCTCTATTTCAGAATAGTCATTGTAAATAGCCTTCTGCAATTCTGCCACATCATTGAGATCAGATATACCAACACCTCTACGCTGAGATTTCTGGTTATATAAAACTACGGCAGGAACTTTACCTAATTGATTAGGCATTTCATCTATAAGCATAGGTTTAGCAGTAGCATAACCTTTATTAAAATCTTTTACTTTGTAAGTAGAAATATCTTCCATATTCCAAACTCTAATGGTGGCTACATCATCAAATAAATCTTCTAACAATGTTAATTCTGTAAGAACATATCTTCCGTTCATACTACGCTCATAATTCCAATTTAAGACATTCTCAGGGGTGTAGATGCTCATGTATGGTCTGATGTCTAACTGGATCTCCTCTGCTCTAGTTTGAGTTTGTATTGCAGGTTTATCTATAATACCCCAACAAGTACCATAGATAGATGCGTTTACTTGCATCTCTCTAATTACATTGTCAAATGATCTACCATCTAAATCTGCATCATTAATAAAACTCTGTAGCTGAGGATCACCTGCTAATGATCCGTAATCTCTTGTGGGTGCAACTCTAAATAAAAATGAGGAATAAATCTGTACTACGTTCTTACAGTGATTATCAATAGGAGTGTTTTCTGCTCGTTTTAAATACTCCTCATCAGTCTCTAGGATGTATCTATTTAACTGATAACCATCTTGATAGTCCTGTCCGCCAAGATATGACATTAAATGAAAATGCCAATCCTTGAATTTTTCTTCGTAGTGTTTGTGTCTTGATGTTAAAAAATCTCTATTATATATTGCCATTAACTCCACCTCTGGGGTTTACTAGGTGTAAAATCCCTTCTTACTGGGTATAAATATTCCACTAAATATCCTAATGCGTCATTCATATGATCATAATTGTTATCTTTATCAGGTATGGTCGTGTTTTCCTTATAAATTTGTCTTTCAATGCTTTTTAACACATTTTTACAACTATTAGCAATAAATAAAGTTCTAACTCCATTTGCGTTCTTCAATTTAGTATTTACTGAATTAATCCTATCTCTAATTAGTGGGTGATTATTTCTTACTCTTAAATTAAATCCTGCATTTTTTAATATAGCTAAATCTGTGACACCACCTGCTGATGTCTTTCTTTGCTTTGATGCAGGATCAGGATAAATATAGATATGTTTATCCTTAAACCTATTCTTGATTTCCTCAACCATCTCATCAGTATTGGAGGAATAAATAACGATTTCATCATAAATATATATACCATTTCCTTTTAATTCAGAAACTACTGCACTCATAGGATCAATATTAAAGTCCATGCCTATATGTATTTCTGCCGTTTGAGGAGTATATTTATCTATGACATTATCTTTTCTATCAAAGTTGTAATAAATCTGTCCTGCATAATTAACAAATGATGCTTCATATTCTTGTCTGAATGTTCGTTCATCTAGATCAGCTTTAGCTTGTTCTATTTCTTGTTTAGATACCTGACCACCTTCTAGTGTAGTAAACTGAAATGATGCCCATTGGTCGTCATCTTTTTCTCTCGTAAACAGATTGTATGACCATGATCCAAATCCTCTCGGAGTTCCACAGAATAGTGCCGCACCATTTTTATCACTTAAGGTTGGGCGAAGCACTTCAAAATATGCATTTTCCTTGATGTCCGCAAATTCATCCATAATTAAAAAATCTAAACCAACACCTCTTAAGCTATTCTCGTTATCTGCACCTCTCAGGGATATCTCACTGCCATTTCTTAAAGTTATTTTTAGATCGCTATGATTAACTTTCTTAATCCATCTATGCTTTGTGAACTTCTCTACTAAATCATTCCAAACAATATCTTTAGCCATACGATAAGTGGGAGCGACATACCAAACTTTCCTTTTTGGATATCTAGCAAATTTAGCCATCTCTTGAATACAAAGATAGGTTTTTCCAAATCTTCTTCCAGAAATTGCCACTCTCATTCTGGCTTTACAATTAAATATCTGTTTTTGTGCTTTAGATAAAGGCACTAATCAACTGACCATGGTAGCGGTTGATCATTATCTGCTATATTACCACCATCAGATTGACCTAGAACTTGTTTGCCTAACCATATTAGAACTGCTGCTGATCCATTCTCTGCTGCTTTTAATTGAAGTTGTCTTAAACGGATTTTAACCATGCTTCTGCCTTTTGTCGTAAATTCCGAATAACTCTTTTCAATAAGGTCTGCACTGCATCCATAAAAATCTGCTATTTCTTTATTTGTGCATCCATAAGATGCTAGTTTTTGAACTTCCTCCCCTTTGATATCATATACCTTTGGTCTTGCCATTTTTTACCTCTTTATGAGTAGAGTGTACTCTATTTTAATTTTACACCGCAACTAGGACATGATTTCTCTGTCTTAATCTTGGCTACATCATCTTCTTTATCAAATGTAAAGAAATCTTCAAGTTCTTTGGTATCAAATCCAGTAAGTTCTAAGTCCATATTGATGTCTAGCAAGTCTGTAAATTCTTTATTTAGTAAGGAATAATCCCATTCACTGTATTGATTAGTTTTATTATCAGCTATTCTATATGCTTTTGCTTTCTCTGGGGATAGATCAGCAATTAATACTGGTATCTCTTTACACTCTAATATCTTTGCAGCTTCATATCTGGAATGTCCTGCAATAATTACTCCTGCTCTATCTACTACGATAGGTTGCTGCCATCCATAATTTCTAATGCTCTCAACTACCTTATCAAGATTAAGTTTTTTTCTAGGGTTTCTTGAATAGGGTTTTATATCTGAAATTGATTTTAGTAGAATATTCATTAGTGATAAGTGACTTCAGGCTGCAATCTAAAACCCATTAGATCCATTACATATTGTAAACTTTGTTCTGCATCTTCTTTAGTTTCAAATACTCCGTAATTTACAAAAGCTGAGAATGTACCATCTTTATTATCTACGATAATATAATTCTGAGGATTTTGCATATCTGATTTACTCATTTAACAATTCAAAGATAGCAATTTATTCTTATATTCCAACCATGAATGTTTATCATATTACTAATAAATCTATCCGTTTTTTTCTTAACCTTTTCAAGTTTGATCATTCTCCTAAAGGCATTGACCAATTTGTAGAAGTAGAGTTTAAAGAACAAGATCGTCAATGGGCAAAAATCCATTTTATGAATAAATAACCCATAACCCACCCCTATGTAGGAATGGGTTTTGGGTTTTTTTCAATATAATCATCTAGTTCACGAATATAACCAACTGACCAAGACATAGGTTTCATGCCTTTTCTTCGCATATCTACATCAGAATTAAACTTCCAATCTTTCATTTCTTGATCAGATAGCTTCTTCTCAGGCACTATTTCCAGATATATTTTCTTTGAAAGAAACCTCTCTAATGCCTTATAAAATTCCCCTTTTTGATTTCTGTAGGTTAAGAACTTATCTCCTAAAGATTCTTTCTCATGATCTTTCAACTTCTTCCACTGCTGATAACTATCATACTTAGTTGACCTTCTATCATTCTCTGAAAGAACATATTTTTGCCAAAAAATATCAAAGTCTTGCGTGTATATATTTGGTTTATTATTAGTAGTTAGTGGTTTGTGGTTAGTGGTTAGTGGTTGGCATCCCTCAAGCATATGCTCAGGGGTATGCTTGGATGATGCGTTAGCATTATCCCATCTAGCCTTTGCTGCTTTTGTAGATTTACTATGTCTATCTTTTGCTGCTTGGATCTCCTCAGAACATCTTTTATTCTTGATTTGACCATCCTCAATGCTGATCTTTCTTTTCTTGATTAGTTCATCTTTGATTTGTTCTTGATCTTCACTAAATCCTCTAGTTGCTAAATCCCAACTAATAGGATCATCAAATAAAAGATTATCATTGGTATAAATTAGATCCTGTATTCTTCTATAAGCTAATTCTGCTTTATAGCTTAGGATCATGCACCCTGATAGTTGATCATCTGGGCAGTAATTAATAAATATCATTTTAGGCATTAGTGCTACCTCCTGAATTATAGCAACTTATACATTTATAGATTTGTTTATAAGTATTCAAACAAATTGACATAAATCTGGTAGATGGTCTTTTGCATTGTGTGCAAATGACTATTACCTTTTCTCTAGCAGGGATAAATCCTCTATTGCTTACCATTAAATCCCCCATATTTGCCGCCTAGCTTCTACCATCTTGGGATTATTCCATAGAAATTCATCCACATTAGGTTGATAGATATATGCCCAGTCTTTAGGGGTGTTGCAAAATTGCAACACTTTATCCATACCTTTGAGAATGTTCTTAATTTCTATTTCATGCTCATCAGTAAAGACTATTTCCTCAAAGTGATGCTTCGTAGGTGTGACTACAAACAAACTGCAGTGAACTGGTTTTTGGTATTTTTGTTCTAAGGCTTTTTTATAAATTAGCTGCTGCAACTTATCACTATGATTGATTGCCATTCTACCTTTGGTTTTGAGATCAAACACAAATATTCCTTCTTCTCCCAAATCCCAGACGAAATCAG